TTCGCATTAATTTTTTTCTCGGGATGGGGCGCGGGTGGGGCTTTTTTTGATTTTTTCAGTTTTAGAGTTGTCGATATTGTAAATAAAAAGTGTTTTTATTCCATTCGATGTGAACTACATATCATGTTCTGGATCATCTGGATAAGGATAAGCTAGACATCTTCGCTTTACAATTTGCATCTCCCTTCTGAAGTCGCATAAAGCATCGTCCAGTGTTCTGGCTATGTTTTCTTCGCAGTTGGTAACTTCCTCGTAGATGGTATCTAGTTGATTATCCAGTTCAGAAAACAATACATCGAAGACTAAGCGTCTGCATGCAGGCGTACTTGACTCTTCGTCGTTAGATTCTCGAAGTCTCCTAGTCCTGTGGGTCCTTGGAGCTGCTGGCTCAGGAGGAATAATGGTTGGCATTTCCAGTGTGGTACGCGCTGGAAGTGGCACTTCTGTAACTTCGTCATCGTCCGATGGCGTGTAAGGACGTTGAGTGTCCTGTTCGTCGACTGTGAGGTCGATAATAGAGTGTTCGGCTTTGCATCCCATGGTTGAGTAGTGTAGTGTTGTACAGGTAAGAATAATGAAATAATGAATGTAAATTCTGGTATATATACTCCACTAAACCGTTACTACTTAGCCACAGAGCCTGGCACTGCCTGGCACTAATTAACCCCCCTGATTTTCTCGATTTTTTGACCCCCGATTATTTAAATTAAGAAAATACGGGGCCAATCTTTTAGGTACAAAGATCACCCCCCGATTATTTAAAAGGAGCCCCTTTTAAAAGCCCCTTTTAAAAGCCCCTTTTAAGATTTGGCCCAAATTTAATGATTTTAGCGTCAAAACCTGGGATGCGTAAAACCTGGGTACTATGCTGCTAGCTAAGTCGCGCCCCGCGAGCAGGGGGGGGTCCCCTTTAGGGGGTCCCTGCGGGAGGAGTGGAGGCGCCACAGCGCCGACGCTGAACTTCTTTACTATATCGATTTGTTTGTGTGTTAGATCTCAAGAAAAAAATTTCAGCCTCCCCATTCATTAAATATTAGGAAAAAAAACGAGACCGTCTAGAGTCTAGAGGTGTGGGGTTAGTATTACCCCCACACCTCGTTACAAACAACCTCGTTACATCCATATTCAATAAAATTTAGAGATAAAGAAAGGTTTTGAAAAGTACGGGCCTACTTTTTTAAAAGTAGGGAAGTGGTTACACTTCAGTACCAGGCAGTTACAGATCCAATTGTTTGGATATATAAAAGCGTGAAACGCTTTCGGTTTGTTTGTTTTTCCTGTTGGTTTAAGACATTTCGACATGGAACATGGCAGTGAATCCGGTCCTTCTTCCAAGAAGCCATCTCGGGCCTGGGTGTTTACCTTTAACAACCCTGAAGAAGATACCGTGCCAGTGTTGTGGAAAGAGCATGGCATTAGTTATTGCGTGTGGCAGCGTGAGCGTGGGGAAGCAGGGACGCCTCATTTACAAGGATACGTTGTGTTTGGAAAAGCCGTGCGGCTGTCCTTACTCAAACGTGTTAACTCCAGTGTTCATTGGGAACCCCGTAAGGGTTCGCATGAACAGGCCAAAGCCTACTGTACGAAGGAGGAAACGAGAGAGAAAGGTCCTTGGTCATATGGGGACGAACCCAAGGGTAGTGGTGCCCGCACAGACCTCGACGCGGTTAGGGTCGCGGTCAACGAAGGAGTATCTGATAGAGAATTGTGGGATAGGTTCTTCCCTTCGATGTGCAGGTACCACAAATCGGTTAGTTTCTACCGCATGCTCACAGCGCCCCGGCGTAACACCATTCCGGAAGTTATTGTTTTGTGGGGGGTTACTAATATCGGAAAAAGCTGGTACGCCCACGAGCAGTATCCTGATGCCTACAGGCTCTCTAATGCTCCTACCGGTGTCTGGTGGGATGGATACGCTGGGGAATCAACTGTCGTTATCGATGAATTCTATGGATGGATTAAATGGGGTGAATTGCTTAACATCCTCGATCGATATGATTACTCCGTTTCCTTTAGAGGAGGAAAGCACAGATTACTGGCCTCACGGTTTGTTTTTACCTCAAACGCCCATCCGCGGAACTGGTACAACTACTCCGGACCCCATATGCGCTATGAAACTCTGGAGCGAAGATTGACTAAGATTTTGACCAAAAATCGCCAGGAGGACGAGTGGCAGGAGGAGGATCGAAGCGCCCCTTCAATTCCCGCCAATAATGAGGCCGATATAACTGTAAGCCGTTGCGCAACCTACTTTCCAATATTTAACCCATGCAACGAATAAATTATTATTCCTCGGTATTTGGATCTTCTGATCAAGTGCCTCAAACGCTTGTAGAAGCTGAGTCGAATCAAGGTGTCAGCTACGATATTGGGGAGGCTAATCCAAATGTCCTCGGATTTGATTGGGATCCCATCGCTCAGATCAGGTGGAATAATGGAGTTTGGGACCCCTATGATTCCGACGGTGATGAACCGCCAAGTATTAATGAATTACGTAGTCGCGTTTATAGTGCGTACCGTGTTGGGCGTTGGAAAGTTGGCTTTAGTTTGTGTGCGCAATATCTTGAGGCGTTGCCTGTGGTGGTTCGAATTGTGGGTAGTTTTGACCCTATCCATGGCTCTCGACCTGCGACTGTTGGAGTCTCCCGAAGTATTTCGCAACTGCAAGGATATGACCCCGTGTACGAACAAGTGAATTCAATATTCGGTGACTTAAGCGAGGATCTCGAAGCTCCGCCGGAGTCATTTTTAACTTTTCCTGATGAAGATAACAATTTTCAAAGGTACAACGTGAAGCCCAAACGTATACTTTTTGACAAAATGTATACTTTGACGGCGGATTTAACCCAGAATGTTATTGTTGATTCTTGTGAAGTCATGGTCCGTGAAGAGATAGCGGGAAACCGCACGTCTGGTGGTTCCCCTGATCGTGGAGGTACATGGGATTGGACGACCGGGCAGTTTTGGGTAACTGTGTTATCTCAAACGCTTCCGGTGAGTAAGTCAGCTAGTGGAATAGGTGATTTATTTGATAATGCTTATGAAAGTACACTCACCCCTCCCATTGTACTCTGTAACATTACTTCTAATATTGAGTTAATACAACTTTCTTAATTCCCGCCAATTTTTAGTTCTATAAAGTGTTGTATTGACGTTGAGTTTCATTTTTAATTTAAATCTTTTTTCATTTTGGGTAATGAAAAGGTCCCGCAATAGTAGTTATCCCTCTAAGTCTCAAAAGGTTAGTGGAGAATATAATTCTGGCCCTTCCGATATGGCTACCGTTCAAACTAGTACGGTTGTTACTAAGAAAAAGATGACCGGTGGGAAGAAGAAAACTACCAAGAAGAAGTATACGCATCCTGCGTTTGTGAAGACGCCTAAGAATTCACAACATAACACTTGGGATTGTATGTTTACTGCTCCCATTACTTCAACTGTTCCATATTCCATGTTCCCATTAAATGCGATTTTGCAAGGGGTTGGTGGGACTGATCGAGCTGAGAACAATGTTCGAATTCATAGTTTATGGTTGAAATGTCTTTGTTTCATTCCTCCATTGAATCAGGAGGCTGGGCCAGTGAATTTTCGAGTTATTATTTTCGTTGATTCTCAATCAAATGGCTCTGGTCCGGGTGGGTCGCCTGCTTTAAATTTGTCCGACTTGTTAAATTTGACTGCGAATGATTACACAACAAATGGTGGAAATGGAGCTCCTACTAGCAATACTACGAATTCTCTTTTCGCTTTCATAAACCCTACCAATCGACAGCGGTTTAAGATTTTGAAGGATGAGTTCATTACGTCAGCTCCAAGTCCGCATGTCAATATGATTGCCGATTCTTCGCATACGAATCGGTTGTGGGGTTTTTCGAAGGAGATCGATTATTATACGAAGTTAGAAATCGACACTACGTTCCGGGCTTCTTCTGCAACAGCACCGTCTGTTGCTACGAATACTATTTGGTGTTTATGCATGTCCAATGCGACCCAAACGAACCATTCTGCGAACTTTGATGTTCGTTCTCGAGTTACTT